GCTGCTTTTGCTAAATCTATTTGAGTTTGCCAATATGCAGAACTTTCAGCAATTAACTTATCATCAATTTCAATCTGTTTTGCAAGTCGATTTGAATTGCTTAAATAATCGTTTTCTTCTAACTCATTATTTTCCTTTTCTAATTGCTCTAAAATTATTTTGTGATTTTCTTCATTCGCTTTATAATCAATATCGAAGTTCTTTTTTTGAATTTCCTTTATTAATTTGGCACGTTCTAATTCTGCTTTTGCCTCCTCTAATTTCTCACGGGAATTTCTACCTTTTAAATAAATAATTTTCTTATCTAAATAATCTAAATTAATTTTTAACAGATTATTGTTATATTCCTTTTCTTTTATTTCGCCATCGGTAAACGCTTTTTCATTGATTGCAAGTTCTAAATCTCTTGTGGCTTGTAAGCCCATTAAATAATCACGTTGTTCTCCTGAAAGCCTTGAGCCTCTTTTACCACCTGAACGGCTTTTTTTAGTTGTAGAATAATCATTATCACCCGTGTTTATGGGTGATTTATCTTTTAAAACTAACTTTCCATTTCGGTCAATGTAATCATCTAAGCTTTTCCCGGTATTTCTTCCGCTTTTTGTGTCAAAATATTTACCGTTCATTTGGAAAAAAGCTTGTTTTTCTTTGGTAGCTTTTTGCCATGCAGTAATATAAGGATCAGCTTCATTGTTGTAAACTGTTCCCTCTATATTTGCTTTTTTTACTCCATCTTGAACTTTTAAATAATTAGAATAAACCTTTTGATATTTAGAATCTGCTTCATCTACTTTTTTCATAAATTTATCCCATCCATCAGTTTCAAAGAATGTTGAAAAGAATGCTGAAATTTGTTCTGTTAAAGTTTTAATTAGTCCGGTAACAACCGATACGACACTTTGAATACTTTTAAGATCATTTTTAAATGCATTAATAGAAAACAGATTATTTTTTGTTTTAGCGTCCATCATTCCTAATGATTCGTTAATATCACCGACGGCATTAAGTAGGCTTTTCATAATGTCTATAACATCGCCCAAAACGCTTACCCCGTCTGTCCCTTTTACTATCAAAGTATCTAAAACGAAATTTAGGACTTCACCTAATGCTTCCATTGCAACTGCAAGCCCGGTTAATAATTCTTTATTATTTGCAGTTTGGTCTAAAAAAGAAACCCAAGAATTTTTGAGTCTATTTTGTGCAGCTGCTACTGTATCTACTTTTGTATCTAATCCTAATCCGTAAGTTTCATTTAGTTTTTCTGCAACTTTTGGAAGAATGTCACTTGCTAAAACATCACCTTTTTTGAGCATTTCTCCAAGTTCTTTAGTAGAAACTCCAGCAGCATCAGCAAATAGTTTAAATACTCCTGGCATTCTATCTCCTAATTGACCACGTAATTCTTCCGCCTGAACTGTTCCTTTAGAAACCATTTGCTCTAAAGCCTTAAAAATGCCTTCTTGGTTTTCTGCATTAAGTCCTAATTTAGAAGAAGCTCCAGAAAAACTTTCAAAAACTTTTCTTCCTTTTTCGCCTTCTAAAGCGGTGTTTTTAATAGCAGCAGCATACATAGTATAAGCTCCCGTAGTAGAGACTAATTCTAACCCATAACGACTTGTAATATCTATTAAATATTCTTTTTGAAATGCTACTTGAGTTTCTGTATCAAAAACTTGTTTTAATGCTGTATTTTGAGCGTTTAATACTTTGATTGCTTCATACGACGTGGATATTAAATCACTAAAAGATGAAATTCCTATTGCAACACCCGCAATTGCAACTATATCTCCAAATGATTGTTCTAATTCTCCTAATGCTGACTCATAATTACCGACATTTCTTTGTTTGTCACCCACTGACGCATCTATCTCTTTAATTTGCTTGTCTAATCCAGAAGCTTTTACAGTTGCTTCAACAAACTCTTTAGATAAGTTTTTTAATTCATTTTTATATTGTATTTGCGATAACTCTCCATTTTTAAATTTTCGCTCTAAAAATATCATTTCAGAACCTAAATCTTTAGCTTTATTTTTAGCGGCTAAAACCTCTGCTGAAAACCTTTTATAAGCTGTTAATGTTCGTGCTAATTGTTTTTCTTCTTGCTGTGATAGTTGTATTTGTTTTTTCTTAACATCAATTTCTGCCTTTTCGGCATTAGCAACGGTTTGTCTTGCTTTTGCCTCAGATACTAAAGCGTTTGCAGCGGCTTGCCTTGCTTTTTCACTGGATATACTCGCGGCGGCTAATTTCTTTTCTGCTTCTGCTAATTCTTTTAAAACAATGGCTTTTTGCTTTTGAATAGCTACCATTTGCTTTTCAGCATCCAAAAACTCTTTCGGTGTGCCTTTCATTAATCCAGCGCTTACCTTTGAGCTTACATCAACCAAACCATTAAAAGAAGTAACTAATCCTTTAATTCGATCATCAATTAAACTAAGCTCTTTTATAGTCTCTTCCGACTGAATAACGGCTAATTTATCTGGCATGATTATTTATTTTTATTAATTTGTTCTATCTTTTTTCTAGCTTGGTTCTGCATGATTCCGAACCTATATAATGATGTTTTTTGCAAGTCAATTGAACGTTCCAAAATTAATTCCACGTTTGTGATAATTTCGTTTATATCGCTTTCGTCTTTTTTTTCTTCGGGATTGTTTTTTTTAATCTTTGCTTCTGCTTCGGAAATGTCATTTTGTAGCTTGTCAATTTTACGATCAATTATTTCAATTTGCAAATACAAATCTGGCTTCTTTTGTATCTTTAAATTTATCAATAATTCATTTATATTTTCACTTTCAATTCCTCCAAGTTCTAAATATTTAATTTGTAAGATAATTATTTCCCTGGCTAAAATAAACTTCATTAAATCTATCTTACTCGCATTGATTTTGCCGTGCTGTACAATATCGAAATTTCTTTCGTTTAATGAAATTACGTAATCTTTTACCACTTCATTAAATAAGGCTTCCATTTCATCTATATTGGCTTCGGTTTCGTCGCCGTCATCATATCCTTTTATCATATAAAAAAAATTCCCCGTGATTGAAATTCTTTCGAAGTTTTCTAAGGGGAATTCTTTTGAGTCTTTGTATGTTTTAAATTTATTCATTTATACATGGGTGTTCTCTTGTGGAATAAAATTCTATTTGGTTTTCGCTATTTATAAACCCCATTTCTTTAGCTATCTGATTAGGGTTAATTCCTTTCGGAACGTGTGCAACCATTAAGCCTTTTAAATCGGAAATATGATAGATAAAAAAGCGTTTTAACGAATCATTATTCAGTTCATTTAACATATCGCATTCAGATTGCGTTATTACCTTACTGCAATTGCACATTTACAAAGATACTATTTTACCGTTTACTTCTTTATACTTGAAATTAACACTTAAAAATCCTATGCCAACGGGATAAGAAACTCTGATTATTTCAACTTCTGGAAATTTAAAATTTTCCACTATGCAAATATGTTTTTTCATCCGCTTATTATTTTTTCTAATCTAATTCTGATTTTTGGAATATTTTTTAACTGCACGTCATAAAATTGATCCTTTGTAATTCCTAACGCTCTATTTTCACCGCCAAAAACTAACCTTTCATGTAACCAATCTATTTTCTCATTTGAAAACTTTTGTTTAAAAAATACTTTACTACCAAATATACTTACATTTATTCCTCTATAATATTCTCCAGTTAGTCTTAAATCCCAAAAACCCCTATTATTAGGGTTTCGGGTTACTTTGAAATTAGTGTATTCGGGATTACGATAGGACGGCATATTGTAGCCGTCACTATCTTTCCCTTCTTGTAAGTTTGCTATATTAATCTTTTCCAGATTGCTTTTTTCCAGTTGTTCCTTCACTAAAAACGGCGTTTGAACTATCGCCCGTTGCAGTCTGTTTTGTAAGGTTATTGGATTTATTAGCATTTTTGAAAAGTTTATCTAGTTGCTTATCTAAGTCTTTTTCTGTAACCACCGGAAAATGATTTAAGAAAGTTTCTTTCGCATCTTTTTTGTCCTTAAATTCTCCGTTAAGAACATACGAACCGACTTTAATATTCATTATACTACCGTTTTAATTGCAGAACTTCCACCGTAATAATTTGTATCTAAAATTACAATATCATTTCCATTTTCAGAAAGTAATACTCTAATTTTTTGACCTGCAACATAAGCGGCGTGAGTTAAAGTGTATTTTGCCGCTCCTGCGTTATAAGATACTGCACTTGGCGCTTCTAAAACTCCGTTTCTTTCAATTTTCCACATTCCAACGGTAGTTAATCCTACAATATCAGAATCTGAACAAAGATTTGCAACACTTACGGCGGTTGTAACGTCAGAAGCTGTTAAAATTGGCAAAGTAATGTTAACTCCTGCAATTGGATTAACTTCTGTAAAGTCAATCTCATCGTTGGTAATTACTACACCGTTATTTTGCCAAGAATACAAAGATTTTGGCATTAAATCAATTTGCAAAGTAGAACCTTTCTCTTCTACTCCCATAATTCCCAACATAAACATTCCAACGAATAATTTAGAAGCGAACGGTTTTCTAACTCCATCATTTGACTCGTAAGCAAATAAACTACCATCTTCTAAAACTGGCGTAAATGCCCAATTTTCAGAGTTATTTAATTTATTCAATTCATTCTGAAAACATGGCGACTTATCGAATTTAACCGTAAAGCCTTTACGACCTCCATCAGTTTCTCGTCTTACCTTCATGATAGATTCTGCATAAGTTGGCTCTGTATTGTTATTTTCAATACTATCCCCCATTACCGATCCAATAAATCCACCTTCTTGAATTAATGTATCTAATTCGGTCTTTCCGAAATTAGATGGAAATGTAGTTCCTACTTTCCAAAGTGCTATTCCTACCATTTTAGGAATTTCGCAATGCAAACCACCTAAAAAAGCGACTGCATTATTTTTTGAACAATTATAAGCTGTAAACATAATTTGTTAATTTTTGATTTTAAATTGAGGAAAACAATCCTCATTTATTGTTAAATTTAATCCTTCTATTACGATAGCATCCCAAATATCGGTAACGGTGCTCGCTTCCGGCGTTATTGCCATCCCTAAAACGTCTGTAAGCGGTGACTCTACGAAATTAATAACATCATTCGTAATACTAATCCCTTTCGTCTTTCTGATAACTTCTTTGAAGCGCTCATAAAGGGGGAAAAGCATATTTTGATAGTTCGTTTCGTAACGTTTTTTATACAAGTCATGCTGATCTCCTTTGGTTATTATAAAGAATTTGCAGTTTGTTAAATTGACTTTATTTCCCATCATTACATCTCCTACACTATATCCAGTTTGCAACCAAATAATAGGGTACTTTGTTTGAGATAATAATAACTTTTTATTCAATTCGAAAAGATCGCCCTCTGTATAATTTACAACCCAATTGCGACCTTCAAAATTCATTGAAAATTTACGGTCGAATAAAGAGTATAAAAGTAAATTGTGATTAATCATATCCCGAATGAATTTTGTCTTTCTAACTGAATAACTCCTGAATCTCTTAAAAGTGGATATGACGTTCTATTATCGTCTAAAAACTTCATTAAAGAAACTTCGCCATTCTCTACATTTCCATTGTAATAACTTAATCCATAGCCATTTCCTAATCTATTAGTAACAACTCTGAAAGGATTTCCTTCTTGTGTGTATCCGCTAACATTTGCTACACTTTCACCTTGTAATTTTAAAAGAAAATCATTCCACGCCTTTATAATTTTAGGTGTTGAACTTGCTTTTTCTCCTACTTTTACATTTGCTGATGCTTGTCCGAACTCTGTTTGCTGTGTAACATTTGCCGTTTGGTAAACATAATAAACGTAATCTGATAATAATGATTTTTTTAGGTCGTAATCTATAAGACCTTTCCAGAAATAATCCTTACCATTAATTTGATAGGTTTTTCCTTCTAAAATATCTCTATAAACTTGACTTATTGTATCAGAATCAGTTTTATACGCTTGTTTAAAGTCTTTCCACATCGGCACTCCAAAAGCATAAGACAAGACTTCATCTTCGCATATCTCAATTGTTTCAGCTAATACGTTAGCAGTCCGATTGTTTGGCGTCGGCTCTTCAACATTAGGAATCATTATTGTACGCTCAAAAAAAGTCTCGTCTATTAGCATTTTGTTTATTTTTTATCAGATTTATTTGTAACCTTTTTAGGCTTTTCGGTAATTATCTTACCTAATCCTACCTTCTCAAAAGAAGTGGCTACAGTATCATTTAATTGCACTTCTTGCCCAATTTGACACATTCCGTTTGCCTTTGAGAATTTAAAAAGTTTCATTATACTTCTGGTTTTTCAATATCCGCCATAATAGTTGCAATTACTCCCTTAACAAATGCTCGTTTGTCGTGGTTTTTGATTACAATATGACCTCTTGACTCTCCCAAAATTACAAACTGATTCTTAATGAAATCATCATTAACCCAACCGATCTCAACTCTGTAAGGAGAATAAGTGGTTACATCAATTTTAGTTGAATCCATTAATTCAATGCTTCCTACTGCAATTCTTGTCGTTGCAACAAAAGTATATCCATTGTAATTGAAGGTTCTACCACCTTGATAACCATTTTCAAACAAAGGACGCCCAAATGCGTCTTTAGCCGCACCGAAATATTTATAGAAATCAGCAACGTTCATCAATACAACATCACCAAAGAAATCCGGCTCATCTGTATAATTTGGCGTGTTAATAATCTGCAATTGCATGGCATTTACAACATCCATAATAGTTGGCATCAATACTGAATCAGCTAAAGGACTTGGTGTTACAAAAGTCGTAGAATTTGCAGCAATGTAAGTATAAACTACCGATTCCTTGAATAAGTCGTGTTTTTCACGCAAATAGTTTACAATCAAATCTCTTAATCTTGGAATATCCTCGATAGCTTCTTCGGTTACTTTAATCCAACCTGCAAACTTTTGAGGTTCAGCCCATCTTGTTACCCAATCAATATCTAATTGAGGTTTTAAACCACCTTCTGCAACTACAGCAAACTCTCCTTCTCCAGGAACAGCCTCGATGTAAGGTAAAGATTTTTGATTCGTGTTGTAAGTGTTTACGTAATCTAATAAATTAGGTCGTCTTAATCTTACATTTGGAACTCCTGCTGTTTGAGCAACGTAGTTAATTGGTAGTGCAGTTGGCAAAGTACCATTTGCAGTAGTTACAATTCCAACGGCTTTCATTACTTCTTCGCTAAGCTCAAAAGAGCCTCTTGTTTTAAAAGCTGTTTTGATTGCTTCGTGATTTTCGGTAATATGTTTTTCAACTAATGAAGAAACATTTTCCCAATTTACACCGGAACCAGATTTTTGAGATTCTTCAATTGATTTAACCGTTTCTTTGATAGCTGCAATATCTTCACCTGCTTTTGTTTGAGCGGTTTTAATAGCTGTTACATCATCTTGAACTGGCTTTACAGCTTTTTCAATTTCTTCTTTTCGCACTTCTAGCTCGTGCGTGTTTTTGTCTGCGAGATACTTGTTTTGTTCGTCCGCCGACATTTTACCGATTTCCTCGGCTGTTTTGTACGTAAATTTCATTTTAATAAAAATTTAGATTTAATAATTCTTTTTGTTCACTTTTCGGAGTGTCGGCTGACGAGTCCGTTTTATTAGAAGTGCCATCGGCGGATTCTACTGATATTGTTGGCGTAGCTGGATTGCTACCTTTTAATACTGCGCTATTTTCTATAATCTTTTGCTCTTTAACGGCTAAAAAATAACCTCTTTCATCTACATCTTCTTTATTTACAATTGAAGAATAATATTTATCCCAAACCGCTTTCTCTTCTTTTGCCCAATCTGCCTCGCTATTAATAGCGAATTCTACATCTACATATCGAAGTCCGGCAGAATGGTTTTTTACTTTTCCTTTTATGTATTGTTTAAACATATATTCGTTGTCTTCCTTATCGACTTCGGAATACATCACCAAACATTCAGTTTCACCTTCATAATCGAAACCTAATTCTTTCCACGTTTTATTTTCTACGGTAAATTTAACATTGTTTGAAATCATTTTATCAAACTTCATTTGATGTTCTTGCAAATGAAAACCATCTTTTGTGTTTTTTGCAGTTCTATTCCAACTTCCATTAATTGATACGTCACCATGAGAGTCATAATAATTACAAGCGTTTGAAACTGCTACAACCTTAATTATTTTAGAATCTTTTAAAGATTCATAATTTACCGCTTTTATAACTTCTTTTTCAGATTCAATAGTTCCAAAATAAGGCAAAGAGTCGGCTTCTTTTATCATTGCTTTTTTTTGCGCAATAATTAACTTCTTATTCTCACAAAGAAACTTAAATGCTTTTTCTTGAGTAGAAAACTGTTTATCCGGAAATTCTTTTAGTGTTATCATTTTTGTACTATTTTATCTTTTGATAATATTTCCTTTTTCTTTTTAAGGTCGGCTTTCAAAGTTTCATCAATATCTTTATTTTTCAACAAATCTTCTATCTGTTTTAATTGTAGCTTTTTCATTAATCTTTGCTTTGGGGTTTAAGAAATTCCGTAAATCCATTATCCGTTAAAAAAGTTTGATAATCTAATTCAATATTTAATGCCTTAGACTTTTCAAAAGCATCTAAAAAGGAGATTAAAGCATCTGCTTTTGCCTTAAATCCTTCATTCTTTAGTTTATCATTAACCGCTGAAACGGAAGCCATATGATCGTAACTACCGATTAACTTATGACCCTTATCAGCGAACAATGTTTTATTTTTACTCTCCAACGAATAAAGCCAAGAGTCAGTAATATTCTTAACGCTACTTAATGCAAATCGAGCTTCTGCTGTCATTTGATTTTCATAAGTGCTTCCCGAATTACTACCCGTAAATGCATCTAATAAATCTCTTGGTATGTTATGACGAACTCGAATATTCTCTTTAGCGTTATTCTGCATTTCGGTCATTTGCAACTTCTTATTATCCCTGATAAGACTTAATACTTGTAAATCTTCATTAGTTGCAATTACATCGGATTTTCCGCGTCTTGTTCCGTACTTTCCGTTTCCGCTTAAATTAGTTTCTATTTGTGACTTTTCACCACCAGAAAGAGGGGCTAACTGCCCTATATTATTTTTCTTGCTGATAATCCAATTTACATTCTTACCAGATAAAAAAGCCATTGTGTCGGCGGTGTTATCCATAATCTGTAAATCCTTAACTATTCCTTTAATTCTTGAAATAGGGTCTAAAAACTTTGACGAATCATATCCTGTATTTCCGTTTCCTTGTTTTGAAATAGTATCGTAGATAAAAGCTAATTCATAGTATTTTAAATATCGCTTTTCTCCATTTTCTAAATGTTCGATAAAAGTAAGATCTTGAATATCCGACCGCTTTAATTTGTATCGGTTTTTAATCTTAGGAAAAGATAAATTATAAAAATCAATGTTATAAAGACTTGGATTCATCTTTAGGTTTCCGTTCTTGAAAAAGTCTCCGTACTGAACGTTTATTCCGTTGCAAAGAGTGTTTATAACCATTTCTTTGATAAATGCTATTCCGTCTTGCCATTCGTTTGGTTGATCTAAAAGTTTAACAAAGTCTGAATTTTCAACTACATTTCCTGCTGCATCAATTTCCATAATGCGAACTTGTGAAGCAATATCAGCATACAAGTTTATACAGTCTCCGTAGAAGCCTATATTCTCATAATACCATTTAAAATTTTGCTGTGTTTTAAAATAAGAATCTCCAATTCCAAAAGCTGAAAGGAATCCTAATGTTTCTAGTCCGTAGGTGTGCGTACCATCATTTAATTGCACGTAATTAGGTTGTTCATTTGAGCCAAACGCTGACTTGAACGCTTGAATTCCTAAATTTAACTTACCTAATAGACTGGTTTTCTTATCCAATTGGAATTTATTTTATACAAATATAGTAATTTATAATATTGTTTTTGTATTTAGTGAAATTAAATCTTAATATCTAAATAAGTCTTAATTCCCCAACCGCAATATTCAAACGCATTAATATAATGATCGTGCTTTTTTATAGGTTTTCCCGTAGGCGTATCGTTGATATATTCTAATTCATAATTATCATATTCGAACTCAAAGTTTTCATCTTCTACATAGCAAACAATCATATTAGTAAGAAATTCCCATCTGGCTTTATATGTAGGTTTTGTCGTTGGAATAATATTTAGATTATAATTAGTTCGTAAATCATTTGTTAAACTTATTTCGCTTCCCGCTTCTTTATCGGAACTATCCGCCCAAGTGTATGTAACGTTACCAACTGGCAAACCTACTGCTATTAAAAACTCACCTAACGGAATCGGTAAACCAGTTGCGCCTTTCATTTCATTAATTGGCTTATAAAGTCTTGGTCTAACATAAAAAGTTCTGTCTCCATCGTATTTAATTGCGAGTAAAGCAGTAGGATTAGCCCACCCATAATCTAATCCGAAATATTCCCTTTCATCAATTGCGTTGTATTGTTCCAAAGTAATAGCTTTCCATCCGTTATAAATCTTATTAGGTTTTTCGGACTTCAAACCAAGACCGTAAACGAGCCAGTGATATTCCGAAGCTGATTTAACTTTCTCGTTATAAATACACAGCTTTAATTCTTTTATTTGCTTTTGGTTAAATTCTAATTGATTTAATTCAAAGTCGTAATCTTTTGCGTTCGGTTCGGTAATTAGTTTTTTTTGTACAACTTCCGAATATTTAATCGGCTGATAAGATAATAACTGATTTCGAGATTCTGTACTCAAAAAAGGGTTGTCTAAAAAAGTAGAATAATTAATATAAGTACTTTCCTTTAGCTTTTCTTTTTCAATCCAGTGATTTTGCTTCGGATTCCAATCAAAAAGAATAACTTTTGACCTTTGCGCTAATTGTCTGTAAACTTCGTGACTGAATGAATAAGGCTCATTTATCCAACAAAGAGTTTGAGTCATTCCCATTGCGTCATCTTCGTCATCTAACCCCGTAAATCTAAGGAAGTTTCCGTTATGCTTAAAAGTCCATGTGTGGTTAGTTTTATTCTCTACGAAATATTGAGCTAAATTCTCTTCTTTAATGTATTTATCAAATTGTTGTAGCGTTATTTTACCCTCTTCAAATTGTTTTTTCCGAACCATAGGATCTTTTAACCAATCTTTCCAATCTTTCTCTACAATTTCCCTACAACTCTTTTGAGTGTCTCGCAAAACAGTAGCTGAACTTATTGGGTTTTCGTATAGATATAAAAATAAGACCTGAAAATTACTCCAAGTCTTTGTGCTTCGTGATGAACCCTCTTCCAATATTAACTTATAAACGTGGTCGCCGTTATCATCTTTTAAATTTAAGGCGTTCCAAACGTCCTGAAAAACTATTGAAGCTTGAAAGACTATACTGCTCATTTATTTTTGTCTTGTACGTGTGCAGTAGGTTGCTTCAACTACCATAAACACGAGGTTTTATTTTTTACCTAATCTTCTAAAGGTTTTACGATTCCAATATTTATTGCTGTCGGTGCTGATTGGATTTCTTTACCGTTGGTTGTTACATCCTGATAATTCATTGAAAGTTTTCTCAATTCTTCCGGATTAGCAATAAGTTTCATTAAAGCCATTTGAAGCGCAGGAGCGTTTGATTTATACCATTTAGAACGCATAGAAACTTTGAGCTCAACCCTATTTGTTTCTAATAACTCTTTTAGTTCGTTCAGTTCGTTAGAATCAGGTGGGAAAAAATCATAAAAAGTGGGTTTTGCACAAGGTAAAAAAGCAACAATATCCTCCACAAAAAACAATTTGTGCTTAACTATCATTTCCTTTGCCTGTTCAAATATTTTCTTTCTATCGTATGCCATTCTTAGCTTATCATTTCAATCATTATCGCGTCGGGCCTGTAAATATCCCTTACATCGAGCGCAGGTTCGAAGGTGGAAAACCTATTATCCTGCGGCGTCCTTTTTACGGCTCCGCCCATAATATCGCCAACCGCCCTGTTTATAAGCCTTACCCCCATATCCTGAAGGTGGTGCTCCCATAATACTCTAGCCGCCTTTTTAACGTCCATATTGTAAAGCTTCGGGTCTATCCAAACATTCTCCTGGCTTATAATATCGCCGCGATCTATTCCTGAGTTTAACCAAAAAACCGTTCCGCCCGTCACGAAGTCGCGCATTTTTATTGCCCACTCTATTGACGACCTACCCCTATGCCTTGGAAGTAGGCTCGGGTGGTATCCAATCCATCCGTGGCGCGTCTTATACCTCGTTTTTTTTCCTATGTAGTCGAACGAGTGGGCCGTAATACCGAGGTCAACGCCGTCGGGCATTGTTTCGTGGCTAAGCGACCCCGCCACCATAATAGGTATTCCGTGGGCGTGCGCCATTTTCCCAACGTGTCTGTCACCCGCAGGCGTACAAACGCCGACAACCTCCACACGCGGGTTTTTTATCATTTCGTAAAGTATAAGGGACCCAAAGTACTTCTGCCCACTTATAAAAACCTTTAGCGGCCTTTCGCCCTCAAAAAATTCATGCATCATAATTTATCTCCTATGTATTTAAATCCCTGTACCGCCCTGAAGTGCCCCCCGAATCCGCCAACAGACGACTTTTTTCCCGCCGACTTGGCAAGAGATGCGCCCGACTTTACCTTATCCGCCCCGAACATCTGCTGACTTTTTAAAACCCA